TCCACATATGTCTACCCAAGAGTCATGGTGATATGGAGACTTCATAAGCCTAGCAACTTTGACTAGCATCATCATAACAGCAACATCATGTGTTGATATTGGCGCACCCCAATATGCCTTCCATAGATCCGCTATGTTTTGGAAGTTTTCTTCTGGTGGTCCATACACATCGCCCCTTGCGCTGACAGTTTCCAGTGCTTCTTTTAGAATCTCTTCTCTAATCATTGCTTTGCTTTCCTTGCCAGTCTTGCTTCTTCTCTTCTTATTCTTTGTTTTTGAGCTTCTTTTTCACGGTCCCTCTGCCATGTATAGCTTGGGGACTTAAACAGTGATGCGAGTTCACATCTTGAATGGACAATGGTCTCTTGCATGTAGACCACGCCATGATTGTCGTAGTTCTCTGCTGCTGGATCATCTTCAAACATTATCTCAGGGGTTTTCATGCTCAAATCTCTCTGTTATTGTTTTCGTGACTGCGAGACTCAGCAGTTGCGGGGGAGAGGGGGTTAGTTTCAGGCGTTACTAACTCCCTTTCTTTATTCAAAGTAAAATGTTCTGTAGTCCTCGATCCCTGGGCGGAACATATGTATTGTTTGAATATCGTGCTTGTCTCCTACCCAAGCGATGTCTTTCTCAAGCTGATCTAGTGTTGTCTTGGGGGCAACTGAGTCGCCTTCTTCATTAGATCCAAGAACAAGTCCTTTGCCAGCAAGGGGTGTTGGATAGTTCCTGTGTATAAAGAAGTTCTGTGTTTCTACAAACAGCCCCTCATCATCAACGTAGATTACATCCTCATTTGTGTAGACTCTTACAACATCAAACGCTCTGCACTCTACAAACTTGTAGATACTTTTGTAGTCACCATTAAAGATAACTTGCTCTATTTTCTTTTTGAAAGGATCTATGAGATAAGCTTTCATTTCCCTAACTCCACCAGTTTGTTTTTGTTTTCATATACTGAAGGCAGTGAGGTATCGCCCTTCTTATAACAAGAAAAACACGATACCTCTTTGGAAGCAAACACTATGAACGGATCAATACTTGGTGCGAACCATTTCCCACACCATTGACACGTTTCATGTCTGATTACCTTACGCCGATTTGATTTGTTGCTTTTTCTTCTTGAAGCCATTTGTGACCTTTGTTCTGGCAGAAGAGGTAAGGGCTTGTATAGTTCCTGCATTGTCACGCCAAGCTTTGTCAATTTCTTCCACTGTGCTTGTGGCGTCGAACTGTAGAATGATCTTCTGTGCTGCATCACTTGCGGCATCTTTCTCTTCCTCGATGTCAGATAGCGGCAGATCCTCACCAGCATAGATCGTAACGCCAAGACCAAGGTATGCGAGACACTTGACGAGACAGCGTTGGTGAGCCTTGTTGACAGCAAAGCCATCAGGGTTCTGCATTGCCTTGTTGCGGTGATCCAGTACAGGCATGATTTCTGTAGCGTGTACTACTTGACTGTCTGATACCTCGATGGACACCATGACCTCTACATATGTGTAACCATGACTGTCACGCATGAAAGGAACAGTGTTGCCATCTGAGTCAGTAAAGCTTTGTTTGCTGAATGTCGCTTGAGGATAGTTCTGTTTGACAATCATCCAAGCCCAAGCCCACGACAGATATGTCATACCATTCTTGGATTCAGTGTGATCTGAACAGTCGATAGTGGACAGTGTATGCCATACTGATTTAGTCATCTTTGGCCTCCTTTGGCGCAATATGAGAACAGGTCATCGTACCAGAGCGTGACCTTGTGATTCGGATCTTGTGACCCTTGAGGTTGCCACCTATGTCGTAGTCCATACGTCTACAGTTCTTAGGTAACTTGTCTTTGAACATATTCTTGGCTTCATCACCAATCTTGACGGCTTCTTTACTGTCAATGATATGCTGTGCTTGGAATCCGAACAGGTGATCGTCTTCATCTGTCCACCCATCCAGTGATCTCATGTCATCAATAGTGTACATATCTGAATGATCTACAGGCGGCAGCGGAATAGGATCATGTGGCGTATCGCCCTGATAGTGCGCCCAGAATGATTTGCAGTTAGCTAGATAGTCTTCACACCATCTTTCATCCTTCTTGAGCATCCTCCATTCAATACGACATCTGACACCAAACATAGCGACAAAGAAGCAAACATTTACACCAGCTACAATCATATGGTGTTGACATTGTGGCGCATAGAAATCGGCTAGCTCATCAATGTCTTTGAAGCCGAAATGCGCCTTGATCTCCAATGGAGCATTAGAGCCAACAACACGCCCATCAAAGGTAGAATGCAAAGGCACACGGTTACGCAGAATAGTTTTGCCACCTCCCCGAAAGTCCACCTGACGCTTTTCTTGCTCTGCCCATTTGTCGATAATGAATGGCTCAAGGTGCGATCCTGCGTCCATGAGCAGTTGAGTTTGCTTGTTAGGTTTCCAGACATCTTCACCCTTCTTCTGTGCGATAAGCTTATCCCACTCATCATAGTTTGCGGTAGCGACTGTCTTGGCATCTGATGATCCAATGTATGTGGCACGTTCTTTAATCTGGGCTGTGGTCAACATGAGAGTCCTCCATCATTTCATTAAAGTGTCCACACTCTCCGTTTCTAACGTCATCGTAAGAGCATGAGTTTTTCTTATTGCCGCAGTATTCACACAGTTCATCTTCCGTTAGCATATTTTTTTTCTTGTTAGGAATGATCTGCTGCCGAGGCGTATTGTAGTAAGGGTTTCTTGGCTTCACCATTTGTAATCCTCTGGTCCTATATCGTTTTCTGCTCTCTGATCTAGCCAAGCTTTCTCAAGAGCTTCTGTAAATCTCTGTTTGTCAAAGTGTGGGTTGCCAGAGAAATTTTTGACAGACTGAACAAAGTCACCAATTTTATCTTGATACACAAGGGGCGCTACTTCTTTGGCTAACCAGACAAAATGTTTTTTGGTCATTGTGGGCATTCTTACCTCCTATTGATTTATCAATTCACATCGGCATATAGTTGGCTTGTGTGAATGGGGAAAGCGATGAACGAAAAGCTTTTTGTCTCCGATCTTATCAAGCAATTCCAGAGACGTAGGTACGATTTAGGACTTACTCAGCCTGAAGTGGACCAGTTGATTGGTGTAGCTCCTGGACTTGTTGCCAAATGGGAAATTGGTAACAGGAAGCCAACAATGTTCAATGCGTTCTGTTGGGCTGAAGCTTTGGATTGTGACATAAAACTGGAGACTAAAGATGATTGTATGCGGGATTGACCCCGGTCTAAACGGAGGAATGGCATTTCTTGGAGGCGAGAAGCCTCTTTGTATGCGTGTTCCTGTTGAGACCTATAAGATAGCTGGCAAGCGCAAAAAGTTTATTGATCTTGTCAGCATTGTAGAAACACTGTCAGATCATAAGCCTGATGCTGTGTTTATTGAGAAGCAACAAGCAATGCCGGGGCAGGGAGTGTCTTCTACATTTCAGACTGGCTTTGGCTATGGCTTGTATCTAGGCGTATTGATAACTCTTGGTATACGTTATCATCAGGTCGCCCCTCGTAAATGGAAATCAGATCTTAAAGTAACGAGGGATAAGGATCAGGCAAGAGCTAGAGCTAGTGAGCTAATGCCTGATCTTTCTGGTAATTGGCAACTAAAGTGTGAAGACGGTGTTGCCGAAGCTGCAATGATAGCCTATTGGGGCTTGAACTGCGGCCAGTCTCCGTATGGATCAAATACAGGCTTAGAAGCAAAGTGATCTGCCAATGCTGTTATGCGCTCCTTCTTTGTACCAGTCTTGACTGCACCGAAAGCATAATCTTCAAGCATTGCGATCTGCTCTATTTTGTATTTGTTGAGCCAGACTGTGTCCGGTTTGAACCATCCACCCCCAGCAGTAAAGTCTGGTGTGACTGCTTTGATCGTTTCATGCTGGACGTCATGCTTTGATAGGCTCGTAAGAACAACCGCTGTAAATAGCTTAGAAAGTTCTTCAGTATCGAGATTGAGGCAGTAATGGAGAGGAGCAACTCCATCATTGTCGAAAGCAACTTGGCAAGCTTCAACATGCTGCTTGATAAAATTTTCATACTCAGGATTAACGTAGCCATCTGGCTTCTCCTCTGGTGGGAACATGTTTTGATAGTCGGCGTATACGTTGCCAACACGATTGACGTGGGAATATGTGTATCCGAGGCGTCTATGCACTAATAAAGCCATAGATAGCTTGGGAAGGTAATCTGAGTAGTTACCCCACCAGCAGCTCTTCACAAAGTCAGCGTAGTAACCTTTGAGAAGATCCTGTTGTGGCTTAGACATAACCATCGGACTCAGTTCTATTTCTTCTTCTGGCTCCTCGTTGGCTTTTTCTTCTTCAGCCTTTGTCTCTTTGGATACCATATCACCTTCTTCGAGACCGTATGTCACAGTGTTATATGAAATAACGTGAATTAGATCCTCTGGTGAATACTTGTCTGAGTCCCATTCGTGAACTCTTGTGAATCCACGCACTGCTGGAGAATCAAACCAGTATTCATCCTTCAAATAGACCACATCCATATAGCCCTGATCTCTGTAGTCTTGAACCATTTTTGAGATGCAGTTCTGTTGATACTCATCAAATGCCTCAAGGTTTGTTATGTAAACATCATCTGAGAACAGATCAGACTCCACTCCAAGCATCTCAACAAGCTTTGGATCTGAGGTATCAATAGGAACGATTGCCAATGAGGCAGATACTTTCTCGCCTGTCATTGACCTGCGTACCCACGCTGCGCTGATGAAGAAATCTTCACCAGAAGTGAAGCTGCGGCCTTCATTCTCTGACAGAAACTTGTCTTGAGCATCTTTGTCACCAAGCGTAAGGGCCATAGCGACTCCAATTCCAAACTCATGGTTTCGGAACATCTCTTTAGCTTTGTCTGACAGCTCAGAAAGAGTCACACGTTGTTTTACCCATTTAGTTGTCTGTCCAAATCTCTTGCCTACTGAGTCAAAATCCTCTTCACCATCAGCGCAAAGAGCATAGATAGCATCACATTCATCAAGTGGGTGCATATCTTCACGCATCATATTGGCATGTAGACCAACCTCAGTGTCATTCTCTTCTTCCATGACCATACAAGGTACATGGTTGCCCGAAGAATCACCGTAGATGTGGTGCAAAGCTTCTAAGCGTCTGTTACCATCAATGACAATGAAACCGCTGCCGTTGGGCTTTACAACGAGATTGTGCAGTATTCCTTGCGACTCGATTGATGCAGCTAGGCGCTTGATGCCATCTTTTGAGGCGCTAACCTTACGTACATTGTTGTCTGTGTGGCGTAATTTATTCAGTGGTATCATCTTTTGCATTTTTCTTAGCCTCCATTAGGACGTATGTATCGCCATTTTCTATGTTCCCCTTCATATACTCAAAGTCTGTATCATCTGGGGATGTAAAGTACACTGTATGGACAGGTGACTTCTCTATTTTATTTTCATAAGAGGCAGGATAAAACCGTAGAATCAAAAATCTTCTGTCATTAGTTTCTAGGGTTATTTTCCTGACATCTAGTGTAATTGAACTATCAACATATGCGGGGTTTACAGGCATTTAGTCCTCCATAATCTTGTCAGTTATCATCTTTGAGGCGAATGCTACGCCAATCCACAGGGGCGCACCAAGGACTGATACAAGCAAGGTAGGGTTGATCCCCATGCCGATCAGCAACGTCAGAATCACAAGAGTCAGCAGCAGGTGAACGGTAACAAAGTACCCAACCCAGCCAGACTTTCTGTTGATAAACCGTATCTCTCTGATTTTGTTCAACATTATTCATCCTCCTCTTCTTCATCCTCTAACAGTTCTATGGCTTCACTCCGGCAACTTGCACAGAAACCACCGGAGTCTTCGTTGTAATGGTAGAGGCTACTGTACCCGTAGTGAATTGTTTCGCAGTCGAGGCACTTGTACACCTCATCAGACATTACTTTATCCTCCAGACCATCCTCGTAAATTTGCTCTTAGTGCCTTTTTCCATTGGCCTTTTATCTTTGAAAGCTCTTGTCGCAATTTTGTATCCACGTCTATAAGCAATGGCCCTTAGGGCAACGACTTCCTTGTCAGTGGCGTAAATCATGTCGCCAACTTCCATTTGGTCCATCATCTTAACCAACTCGCTTGTGTGAGTTCTAACTTGAGGCATTGGTACATCTTTATGTATTTTTCTTGGCCTTGATACTGAGTTTACCATTGGTTTCTCCATAAAATGCGGGTGACAGGATCAAGTAAGTATCCGCTTTCGCTGTCGATTATACTCTGATGCTGCCACCCTATGATGTGGCTTCACCCTTCTTCAGGGCTATTTGCACACCAATAAAAAGGACGGCCCGAAGACCGCCAGTTATAGGGAGAGAGGAGGGAGGCAAGCCCCTCTCCCCTCTGTATTAAGACAGACCTAGAACGGAATGTCATCACCTTCTACAGGCTTGTTGGCAGCAGATGGAGTGGATTCCCCACCTGATGATTTGCCTCCCATGCGGAAGGTTGAGCCAGCACCAGCCAGCTTGATCTTGAAGGCACGTTGCTTGACGCCATCCTTCTCGTATTCCTCAATGATAGGGAATCCCTGGACGAAGACCGTTGTGCCTTGCTGGACATATGGTTCAATGACGTTGGTGACTAGACCCTTGCCATTGGAACCATCCCAAGCTTCCACACGATACCAGTGGGTCTTCTCGACCTTCTCACCGTTGGACTTGGTGTAGTTCTCATTGACTGCGATTGACAGGTTAGCGACTTTTGTGCCGTTAACGTCCCGAATCTCAGGGGCTGAACCAACATTACCAGAAACTGTAATTTGAGCGAAATTCATCCTTTTTCTCCTTTGCGTAATAGGATGGTTGTGGTTGAGGCATCACGTCTAGCCTCTGTCACTACATTGCGTCCCTGCTAGCGAGGGCAGTAGTGTCATTTCTGTCCGGGAGGCACATGCTCCCAAACAAACTTGTATTTATCCCATCTTGGCTTTTCATGGCCTATGGTCTTTTTGATGATAAACAATGCTACTGAGATGATTGCGCCTCCAATAGCAGCAGCCATCATGCCAGCAAAAGTGCCAAAGAAAAGGATAACAAGAAGTGCTGTTGAGGCTATGTCGATAGGGACGTCAAGCCACAGCACTCTCTTGATGTTCATTTTGGCGAGTATGAATAAGATTCCACATGCTGAGAAGATTCCTGCGATGATGTAGAAAACCATTTGAACCTCCTAATTTGCTTTCTGATTATCTGTAGTGCATAGAGGTGAGAATAAGCGAATGCCAACAAAACCAATGTCTTGGCTAAAAATGCTATTGCTGCTGGAAATCCTGCTGTTGCAATTACAAGCAAATAGAAAAGACCAAGCAAAGATGCTAGCACATACTTGAATTGCAGTTTTGTAAACTTAACCATTTTTACCTCCGTACTCATAAATTAAATACCACCAAGTATATGATTGGCTTCCTTCTACCCCGAACACCCATAGCCAGTCGATGAAGCCAAGAAGTGCCAGCGCAGTAAGAACCATACATATTCTGTCAACTATACTCATATCAGCCTCCAATGATTGCTTTTGCGCCTGTTGTCACGTGCAAGAATTACTCGTAAGTTTTCTGCAACGTGCAATCCACAAACATTATCACCGCATAGCGGTATAACGTGGTCTACATCGTGACGAACACCGGTCAAGCGCTCCATCATGGCGCGTTCTTTGTATCGTGTGTGGATGGCGTCTAGATCAGCCCAAGCTGGGGTTGCAATCTTCATTTTTGCCCGCCGTGCATTAACGTAGGCTTGGCACCGTGAGCGAAATGTAGGATCGTTTTTTCTTTTTTCTTGGTGCCATTTGCGCCGCTTTTGCTGCCCTTCTGGCGTGTTGTTATAACGTGTGGCTCGTTCCCGGTCTGCCTGTACTTTTTTGGGGTCAGATCTCCGACGCAAGTACATCATCCTGTCAAACTGAGGGTTAGCTGCAAGCATTTTAGTGCGGTATTTTTCGGTCTTCTTCTTGTTTTTCTCTTTCAGTAATTGAGGTGCGTCTCTCTGCATCTCTTCATAAGTAAGTAAACCGTTGCTAATGTATCCTTGAACAATCTCTGCTCGTTTCTTTTCTTGTGGTGTCATAGTTTTGCTCCTGTGTTTGAGGCGCTCATCCCGCTTTTTGGGACACAAAAAAATTAGGAGAGTAGAGCTGGTTGCTCCACCCTCCCATTGTGCTACATAGCGTGTGATTCTTGCTCGTCAGCAGGAAGCTCTACAAGCCCCGACTCTCTGGCATAGGACCAGAAGTCATCCTTGTGTGCCTCGTAGTTCTCGATTGTAAGCTGGCCCTTGGCGAACTGTGCTCTCTTCACCTTGGCAAAGTTGCTCATCGGTGTGTACTCACCCCAGTTCATGCCAGTCTGTGAGATAGTGCGTTGGCGTACCTTCCATCTGCAAGTAGCGTATGCCTGATTGAGGATGTAATACTGTGAGCGCATCATGCTGATCTGCTCGTCCAGCTTCTCAATCTTCTGCTGCGTGATCTCGATGCCAACATCTGAGCGCATTGCATCACGCCGCTCCCACTTCTTGCGAACCCCGGCTGCTGCCACATTGTCACGCATCTTCTCAAACATCCGAGTGAGCTGGTCTGCAACCTTGCATTGAACGATAACCTCTGGTCCATCGTCGAACATCTCAATCAGAGCCATGCAACGCTGCTCGAACTGCTTGTTCCATTGCTGCTGCTTGTCCTCTGTCGGCAAGGCGTCCTTGCGTAGAGTGTCTGCAATGCTGTCGAGTATGTCTTGATGTAGTCTAGGATCTGTATGTTTCATGTGATTCTCCTCTAGTTTCTAGGTATTTCCATAAAGTATGAGTAAGCTGATACCCAATTCAGTGAAGCAAAACCATCCTGCTTGGCTTCAAACTTCTCAAGCGTTGCCTCATGCTCCTCCTTGTATATCTCTGAAAATATCCACAACCTTGTGCTGTGTACCATCAGCTCGCTTCTCCAAGCTAAGTCAGTGTATCCAGATGGTATCTTTATACCCTTGTCAGAGATTGCAAGATTCTCAAGTAGCAGTGAGATGCTAGCTGCGTTCTGCGGTGTGACTTGCATGTCATCCTCCTCTAGTTGTGGGAGTAAGCTATAAACTTACCCCCGATATATTTGGCTTTGCTACATCCAAGTAACAGTGTCAGAAAGCGCAAGCTCTGCAAGCTCGGCTGCACGTTCTACATCGCCTGCCTCAAGTGCTTGCTGTACCTCCCAGCTAGCCCACTTGTCTTCAATCGGCTCGTGATGCTTAGTTACCAACTCTGCAATAATCTGGTTTTCATCCTTGATGTTCATGAGATTCTCCTACCGTTAACACGCACATGATTGTAGCGTTCATGCCGTACGGACCCATCTGGCTCGCAGCAGTCAAGAGCGTTTAGCCGACCAAGTTTGGGGGTATATTTTTTGGAAGGAACCAATTTGCGCCCTACAGCAAATTGGAAGGAGCCGAAAAATGTACTGACAAGAGAGATGACAGGGTCGCTCTTTACTGACCGAGACTGAATGGCGTCATCATCTAATGATAAGATAACAAATCATGTGTGTGTGGTGGGTAGTCTGGCTGAATTGGGTCGATCCCAATTCGGACAGAATGTCTCGTCGCGTCGTGGTCAAGTTGATTTTCATGCAACGTCCGTCAATCACTCCCTCAAGATGCCCATCAGCATCGCAGAGGATCGAGAGGGATTGTCGCAACGGCCTTGAAAGTCAAATCAGGCTCCGTCTGCCGAGCGAATAGCGAGCCGCAGATGGAGGAACTAGTGAAATCAGTAGGATACAAAAAGTGACTTGACAGGGTTTACAGATGTATATGTATACTCGTCCGAAGGCGATTGGGACAGGGACATGGCTAAAGCAAACGTAAGCAAACAAGAGCGATACAAAGGTGGTGTTGTTCCAATGGACGACATTGATAAACACTCACCGACAGCAAGAGCCAACAACGAAGAAGTGACTGATGCACAGGCTGAGCTAGTGCATATGATCTTGCATAATGGTTGCAACCCGACGACAGCAGCAGAGAGGTTGGGTAGGAACAAGAGCTGGGCGTATAATACGCTGAATAAACAGCATGTTATCGACTACAGACAACAACTGGCTATGATGACTTTGGGGTGGGACGCTACACAGGCCATGGCGACGATGAGAGAACTACTAGGTAGTAACTCACAGTATGTCAGGCTTGAAGCTGCGAGAGACCTGATGGACAGAGCAGGATTCCGCAATGATGCACCGAAGACTCCTAGTACAGCGGTACAGATAAACTTCAATGTAGACTAGGGGTCCCAATGCAGTGAATTGCCTTGTGACAGACACCCTATTAGAAAAACAGACGATGCCTAAAGAAGGGTAAACCACACACGCAATGGACTTCTTTATGGCATTACTGCAAAATATTTTTTTACCTAGGAGGTAGTTATGGGATCATCATCGTCAAGCAGCCCCGGAGATGGTGGCGGCAGAGAGCCGGGTCGTAATGTAAGAAAGAAGGCTCCAACTCCTCCAAAGCCAAAGCCATTAAGGGCGGAAAGGCCCAAGTCACCTCCTAGCACAGGAAGGCCGGATAGTTTAACTGGTCCAGCGAATCGGACTGGCTCTACGCCTAGAGAAGCTTCTGGTGATTCTCTTTCCTACAAAGCCCCTCCAAGCAGCCCTGTTAACGCAGCTAAAGAAGCACGGACTGGCAGAGTTAGTACGCCTGCTGATTTTTCTGCTGGTGTTGCAAAAGCCAAGTCAAGGGGTCCAAGCCCCGGTGATGTAATGGCTACCTTTGGTGTTGTTGATGGCATGAACCGTGATGTTGTTGCCGCTAATGTTGCTGGCAGGCCCGGTCTTAATGTTTCCAACATGGGGAATCTTGCTACTAGGGCAAGGGTAGGTCAGCTTCCAGAAGGAAGGGTTACAATCCCTGGAGTTGGAAGTGCTGCTTTGAACGTGGCAAACATTGCTGGAAAGAAAATGGCGTCCAGTCTTATGAAGACGATTGCTGGCGATGCCCCCACAATAAAGGATGGAAAGGTTTCTTATGGGGCCACTGTTGTCACGGATAGTGGAACTGGCTCCGCTACCAGATATGGTAACATTGCGGGTGTTGTAGAGGGAGGTCGCTATACGGGCAGGGGTGATTTTGACCCTGACTTGACTGTAACTGGTCCTGTTATGGCGGCAAAGCCAACTAGAGCTAGGGGTGATGGTGGTGATGCAAGTCCAACTCCCGCTCCTGCGCCTCCATCTCCTGTTGTGCCTTCTGATCTTAGCGCCGCTGCCAGAAGAAAGCGTGTTGCAACACTAGGCGCTGGTTCTGGAACTGCTGCACAAAGAAAGTTCTTTGGGTGAAGCTTGATTACAAACCGCCCGGTCCTGTAGCCAAGGCGTTTATGAAAGACAGATCATTTGTCAGGGGCATCCGTGGTCCGGTTGGCTCTGGCAAATCTGTTGCTAGCTGCATGGAATTGATGCGTATAGCTGTTACTCAGTCCCCTAATCAGCAAAATGTACGCAGAACACGTTTTGCGGTTATCAGAAACACGAATCCGCAGCTAAAAACCACTACGATCAAGACATGGCGTGACTGGTTTTCCGATGATATTGGCAGATTTGTCTGGTCTCCACCATATACGCACAATGTTAACTTTGCTTTAGGCGATGGAACTACTGTTGAATCCGAAGTCATCTTCTTGGCTTTGGATAAACAAGAGGATGTTAAGAAGCTTCTTAGTCTTGAGTTAACTGCTGTGTGGATTAATGAGGCCAGAGAGATCCCAAAAAGCATTGTTGATGCTTGTACTATGCGTGTAGGTCGTTTCCCCTCGATGAGGGATGGTGGTCCTAGCTGGTATGGCGTAATTATGGACACAAATAGCCCAGATGAGACCCATTGGTGGGCAATCATGTCTGGAGAGGCTCCTGCTCCTGAATATATGTCCTCAGAAGAAAAAATGTTGCTTGTGAAGCCAGATGATTGGGTCTTTTACTCACAACCGGGTGCTATGAAGGAAGTAAAAGACAGAGAAGGCAACATAACTGGTTACGAGAAGAACTCAAAAGCGGAGAATCAGGGAAACATACAAGCTGATTATTATGACAAGATCATCCTTGGCAAAGCTCCTAGCTGGGTAAAGGTATATGTTCTCAACCAGTATCAGGCGCTTCTTGATGGCAAACCTGTATACCCATCTTTTAGAAAGGAATCTCATGTTTCGAAGTCACCCATCGAACCCAAAGTCGGTTCAGAAATTATCGTTGGCATTGATTTCGGCAGGACGCCGTCAGCTGTATTCACGCAGCAACTCCATTCGGGCAAGTGGACGATCTTCCATGAAGTCATCGGACAAGATATGGGAGCCGGAAGGTTCGCAGACATCCTCAAAAGAGAGATAGCCAAGAACAAGTGGGAGGGCTTTGACTTCAAGTTTGTAGGCGATCCGGCAGGAAACCAGATGGCTCAGACCTCAGAGACTACACCGTTTATGATATTGAGGGCTGCTGGCATTAATGCTCACCCTGCGCCTAGTAATGACAGGATTATGAGAGTCGAAGCTGTTGAAGGCGTTCTTAACAGGATGGTTGATGGATACCCATCACTTACTGTAAGCCCAACTTGTACAGTGCTTATTAGCGGATTTGAGGGTGGCTACCAATACAAGCGCCAGTATCATATGGGTAGTGAGAAATATGAAGAATCTCCAAGCAAGAACAGATTCTCTCATCCGCACGATGCGTTACAGTATGCTTTTTTAGGTGGTGGTGAGGGTCGTAGAGTGATTGTCGGTGTAGGTAATCTTCCTTCCCCCGCAACTGTAGAGAGAGCAGGAAACCCTTTTCAGCGTCAAAAAGCTAGGAATAGACGCACAAGGTTCTCAAGAGCGATATGAAGCTCATAGTTTGTTTTGAGGGGACCGATAACATTGGTCCTTGGAGACTTTTTACCGCCCATAGGCCCCAGTTTGGTCATGTGTTTATTATCTATTACGATGTAGATAATGAGATATGGATAAAGTTTGAATGTGCCAGCCAGCGCTTTGTGATAGATACATATAAAGGGGAAGACGCTGATTGGCTTGTCGGATACTTGATTGAGAACTGTATCTGCTTAGACTGTGAAACCGAGCATACCGTTATATATGCTCCCAGATTTACTTACTGCGTAAGCATAGCAAAGCATTTTGTTGGGATAAGAAGTCCTTGGATATGCACACCATATCAGCTTTATTGTGAATTGATTAAGAAAGGCGCTAAGCGCATTTTTGAGCAGAAGTAGGAGATTACTATGGGTTTTATGTCACCTAGAAGTCCTGGCCCTGATCCAGAGCTTGAAAAGCAGAGAGCTGCTGAAGAAGAGCGCCTTGAAGCCGAAAGGCAAGCTGAAGAGCGCCGTAAAGAAGATGCAGAGCGTAAACGTAAGGCTAACCTTGTTGGGCAAAGAAGCTTACAGGATGAAGAGATTGGCGGCTTTACAGGTTTCCGTACACAGAAAAACATGGGCAAGTCCATACGATATTAAGGAGCCGACATGAGTCCGTATTCAGCAGGTGACGCTAGTCCAGAAGCCCCATCATCCAATAAAGATTCGGATGAGATCAAACGTGTAATGTCACGTTACAAAAAGGCAAAGTCGCGTTGGAACTCTTGGACTGATCTATGGGAAGAGATGTATGACTACGTTCTTCCTCATCGTGAAAGCTTTTTTCAGGAATCCCCTGCCGCTAGGCGCACAGAGAATATCTATGATGAAACTGCTGTAGTTGGCCTTCCTAAGTTTGCATCAAGATTGCAGCTTGGGTTCTTCCCTCCAAATGGCAGAGCTTTCAAGCTTATGCCGGGGCCAGAGTTTCCAAAAGAACAAGTAACTAAAGGTCTTTTGCAAGAGCTTGATCGTATTACAGATCTTTTCCATGAGGGCCTACGCAACTCAAACTTTAATGCTGAATTGCATGAAGGGTTGCAGGATCTTGGAATGGGTACAATGAACCTTCTTTGTGAAGAGGGTCGTTTTGTTGGTGATCTACACTTCACTTCTGTACCCCCAACCAACTTGGCTTTGATGTCAGGTCATATGGATAGAGTCAGCGATTGGTTCCGCTGGATGTATGATTGCGACATTACAGAAGTAAAGCATCGTTATCCTGATGCTAAGTATTCTGAGAAGATGAAGGAGATACAAAAGCGTGATCCTTCTAGGAAAACAAGAATCGTTGAAGCAACGATGTATGACACTCAGAACAAGTTTAAGGATGAGTATACATATTACCTTATATCCGAAACAGATGATGAGATTCTAATTAAGAAAACCTTGAAGGGAAGAGGATCTGTTCCTTGGATTACAACACGCTGGTCTAAATCAGG